TGGCGAGCTGATGCCCTTGGCGGCTGACGCCTACAACCCAAACGAGGAGGGCTTTCGCGGCCACCTCGGAGCATCGATGGTTGGCCGTGAATGCGGCAGAGAAATCTGGTACTCGTTCCGCTGGGCCACCAAGGTGATCCACGAGGGCCGTATGGTACGACTCTTCAACCGTGGTCATCTGGAAGAGCCCAGAATGATTGCACTGATGAAGCTGATTGGTGTCACGACATACCAGCATGACGCCAACGGTAAGCAGTTCCGCATGTCGGCTGGCTACAAAGGCCACGGTGGCGGATCCATGGACGGTGTACTCTACGGAGTGCCTGACGTTCCAGACATCTACATGCTCGGTGAGTTCAAGACTCACGGAGAAAAAAGCTTTCTTAAGCTTAAGGAGGACGGCCTAGTCAAATCAAAGTGGGCGCATTACATCCAGTGCCAGCTCTACATGGACGACCAGAAGCTGACGCATGCACTGTACCTCGCCACGAACAAGAACACCGACGAGATCCACGCTGAGGTCATTCAAGTGGCACCGATGCAAGTAGAACGCTACAAGCAACGGACCATTATGTTGATCGCAGCAACCGAACCACCGCCGAAGATTGGAAAGGATGAAGCTGACTGGAGATGTCAGATGTGTGACCACAGGGGAGTGTGCCATCTTGGCCGCGAACCTCACATTACATGCCGCACTTGCAAGAACTCCGTTGTGATGGATGATGGCAAGTGGGGGTGCATGCTACACCGTATTGAACTCACCAAGGAAATGCAGCTAGGTGCATGTCAATCCTATGATCGAATTACGTGACTATCAAGATGCCTGTGTCGTATCTATTTTCGATTACTTCAACGAGAAAGCAGGCAACCCGCTAGCGGCTCTGCCTACGGGGACCGGCAAGTCAGTGATCATTGCGGGCTTCATTGAACGAGCCCTCAAGATCTACCCCAAGACGAAGATCCTTGTACTCACCCATGTCAAGGAACTGATCGCGCAGAACCACAAGGCGATGAAAGCCCTGTGGAGAACGGCGCCAGCCGGCATATACTCGGCCGGCCTGAACAAGAGAGAGCACCACTACCCGATTACGTTCGCGGGTATCGCCTCCATTCACAAGCGCAGCCAACAGTTCGGCCATCAAGACCTAATCCTAATCGACGAGGCTCACCTTGTCGGGGATAAAGAGTCCGCTATGTACCACAACTTTATCGCTAAGATGAAGAAGATCAACCCGTATCTAAAGGTGGTCGGTTTCACAGCTACAAAATGGCGGATGGGTATGGGCCAGCTTACGAACGGCCAGATATTTGATGACGTTTGCTTTGACCTGACGGATCTCCGGGGTTTCAACTGGCTGCTTGAACAAGGCTACCTCAAGCCCCTCATTCCGAAGCCAATGCAGACGGAGTTCGATCTGTCTGGCGTCGGGACCACGGCGGGAGAGTACAAACAGAACGAGCTGCAAGATGCCGTAGACATAGATCCACTGAACCAAGCTGCCGTCAACGAGATTATCAAGCATGGTAGTGACCGCAAGCACTGGTTAATCTTCGCCTCGGGCGTTGACCACGCACTGCATCTGGCGGCTCTGTTGGAAAGTCGGGGCGTTGACTGTACCACGGTGCACAGTCGTATGACTGATGACGAACGAGACGACAACATCGCCGGCTTTAAATCTGGCAAATATCAGGCAATCGTCAACTACGGAGTGCTAACTACCGGCTTTGACTTCCCCGAGATCGACATGATTGCAGTGCTTCGGCCCACTAAATCGAGTGGATTGTGGGTGCAAATGCTCGGTCGTGGGACACGGCCAGTTTACGGTGAGAACGCCGACCTGTCCTCACTGGACGGACGCCTAGAGGCTATCCGACACGGGGGAGCTCCTAACTGTCTGGTGCTAGACTTCGCACGCAACACTGAACGCCTCGGCCCCATCAATGACCCGGTGATGCCAGCTATGAAGGGCAAAGGCAGGCCGGGTGAGGCACCAGTTAAGCTCTGTCCACACTGCAACTCGTACAACCATGCATCGGCCACGGTGTGCGCATTCTGTGGTGGGGAGATGCCGAGGGTGTTGAAGTTCGAGCCGACATCCAGTAACGCTGTACTCATCCGGCAGACGGTGGTTGAGCCTGTTATCACGACCTACGATGTGACTCGTGTTGTCTATCAGCGTCATCAGAAGATGGGAAAGCCGGACAGTTTGCGTGTATCTTATTACACCAAGGGCGGTCTACGTCGATTCGATGAGTGGGTGTTGTTAGAGCATGCCGGCCCAGCCCAGCACAGAGCCCGCCTGTGGTGGATGAAACGCATGGGCGGGCAACGTGCACCGGAGACAATCACCGAAGCATTACTGCTGGCTGACCAGCTTAGTGTGCCAGTGGAGATCAAGGTTCGTACCGATACCAAGTTCCCCGAAATCTTGGATCATAACTTGTTAGGAGTAACTCATGACGACAGCATTCAATCCAGCAGTCCGGCCATCTCTGTCCGACCTGATGCAACAGCAGCAAATGCACAAGAAGATGGTAGAGAATGGCTTACTAACTAGCTGCATAAGCTGCGAACACTGGAATGCCAAAGATGAACGCTGCGAGAAATATAAGGTGCGCCCACCAACCAACGTCATCGTGCTTGGGTGTGATGAATGGGTGTGGGATATCCCGTTCTAAATGCTCGAGGGAAAAAAAGTAGGGTAAAGGGTTGACAGGCTGGCTAGCTAGCAATACAATTTAGACAGCCGGGGCAATGGTGCTTCGGCTGTATCAGGAACATCAAATGCTTAACGTTACCCAAGAACTCAGCAACAAGATCGCCGCAGGAAATCACTGGCTCGTCTACGATGGCGTGAACATCGTCGATGCCTTCAACAGCCGTGACGCCGCCCGTGCTACGAAGGGCGAGAACAAGCTCAAGAAGTGGGATGGCTCCGAAGGCTTCAACCTCATCGGCAACGGCCACGACGACAGCATCCAAGGCGTCATCGACGGTGCCGAAGCAGCCGGCATGAACGTGGTGGTGATCGACGAGAACACCGACTTCTCCAAGCTCGGCAATCCTTTCGGCGCCTCGCAGGTCATGGCCGATGAAGTGGACGGCGGCGACCCCACGGACGCCGAGATCGAAGAGTCCAACAAGGGGGAGATGACCGACGCCGAGGAGTTCGCCAAGGACAAGGAAGCGGAGGTGGTCGTGACCGACCTCAAGACCAAGCCCATCGACCCGGTGAAAGAGAAAAAGCCGAAGGCCGAAGTGTCGCACAAGAGCACTGTGGAAAGGCCCACGCAGCTGGTTCACACCATTGCCAACATGCTCTACGAGGCTGACCCCGCCGTGACCCGCAAGGAAATCATCGCGGCGTGCACCGAACAAGGCATCGCCTACTACACGATCCTGACGCAGTACCAAGCTTGGAAGGCTGCACGCGGCGAGTGATGCAAAGACCCCCGGCATCCGCCGGGTATTGACAATGGGGAATATAGTAGTATAATTAAGGTTCCCCAACCAACTACAGGAATTTTCCTCATGTCCGAATCGACCAACCAAGACAACCTCGAGTCCATCAAGCGCCGTATTGCCAAGCTGCTGGCAATCGCCGAAGATGACCGGGCCAACGCCAACGAAGCCGCAGCAGCCGCTGCCCAAGCCGAGAAGATTATGCGTAAGTTCCAACTGGAACACGCAGACCTCATCACGGTCGAGCTGCGTAAGGGCGAAGCCATGGCGACCGCCGACAGCGTGGCGAACGCCAAGACGAACAAGACGATCGCCAAGGAAGTCCCGCCGTGGGCCAGCTTCCTGGCGGTCGCAGTTGGCCGGTTCAACCACTGCGGTGCGCGAATTGCCAAGACGCAGGACGAACGCAAAGATGTCTGTGTCCGGTTCTTCGGCTACGAAGCAGACGTGCAGCTGTGCAAGTGGATGTATGACTATCTGGTCGCCACGATCAACCGGCTGGCAGAAGAGTACAAGTGGTCGGAAGACTACATCAACAACGGCCGCGGCGTACTAGTGTCGTACCGCCGGGGCGTGGCGTCGGGCATCATCTCGGCCATCAAGAAGCTGGAAGCTGCCCGCCAAGCGGAAATGACCAGCACCGGCACCGGGCTGATGGTAGTCAAGCAGAACGCCATCATCGAGAAGTTCGGCAACGTGTTTGCGGTCAAGAAGTCCAACGCCTCTGCTAACCACAGGGGTGACGCCTACGCACAGGGCTTCGATGACGGCAAGAAGATTGATGTGGGCCGCCGTTCGATCGGTGCCACGGGAACCCATACGGCAGCACGCCGGATCAGCAACTAAGCAGGTACCCCACAATAGTGTGGGGTTACTCAACTCCACTCACTTCGGTGGGTGGTATAATACTTTTTTCAACAAGGAGTCAATAGTGACGGAGCTCAAAATGGTCAAGACAAAAGCTGACAAGGCGCAGCGTGTGACGCCAATCAAACTCAACATGGTCGAGTCGCACAAGCTCGTCGGCCTGTTGCTCGAGGACTTCACCGACAAGCGGATGACGTACGGCGATTACGCCAAGTACGCCACAGAGAAGCTCGGCTTCCCTGTCCTGCCGGCGCACGTGGCCGGTCGCGTGAAGGAATTCGAGATTCCCCACGGCGACCGCATTCCGGCACCAGACCCCAGCGAGTTCACCGCGATGCTGTTGAAGCATGAAGCGCAGATCACCGAACTGTTCGAGCGGCTGGCAAAGTTGGAAGTGTGGATCAACGCCACGTTCCCGACGACCAGCGGCCGGAAGATTGTGAACTAGCTGCAACAACCCCACGCATCTAAGGGCCTTGACAGGCCCTTATTTTATGGTACAATAGTCCCATGCCAATTTTGGCAGGTACCAAGGAAAACAGCATGTCGCAAGCAGTCGCCACCCCCGCAGTCAACCCCGCCGTCCTCGAGTGGCTCAAGGCCAACGCCCCCACGAACGAATTCGCAGCCAGCCTCAACAGCTGGTGGCTCCGCAAGGGTGCCTTGTCCGAAAAGCAGGTCGCAGCAGTGGAACGAATCATCGCACGGAACGCGGAGCGGGCTCTGAAAGACGCCAACGCCCCTGTGGTGAACATCAAAGAGATCGAGGACCGGTTCGAGTATGCCAAGCTTAAGGGCGTCGGCCGTCCCATGCTCCGCTTGGGTGCCTTCAAGTTCAAGCCAGCATCGGCTGTCAGTTCCAACTACGGTGCGATCTACGTGACCGCTGAATCGGACGGGCGCTACCTCGGCAAAATCAAGGGTGGTCAACTGTTCGCGTCCCGTGAATGCACCGCAGAAGACGAAGCAGCCATTGTCGAGTGTGCTGCCGACCCGGCAGCCGCAGCCAAAGCCTACGGCATTCGTACCGGCAACTGCTGCGTATGTGGTCGGCTGCTGACCAACGAAGAATCGATTGACCGCATGATCGGCCCGATCTGTGCCGGTCGTTACGGGTTCTAAGCATGGACGCCAAGCACTACATAATCAACAAGCGCTTGGCAGCCGAGGAGGACAAACTCCTTGTGCTCGCCAAGGCAGTCATGGCCCTGCTGCGTCGTGACAGCATTCCGCTTACCGATGACGAAATGGGTGAGCTGCGTTACAAGCTCGATGAAGCGTTCAATTTCGACCTATAAGGATACATGATGTCAGTCGCGAAAATGATTTTGAATTGGGCCGGCGTGCAGTCGGTGATTGTTGCCACAGTGGATCAGCCCGGTGGGGCAACGTGGAAACAGATCAAAGAGGCTATTGGTGCCGAAGGCTGGTGCCCGGCTGATTGGCTCGTCCAAGTCCGTGGCCCATTGCAGGGGTTGATCAACGAAGGTGTCATCCGCCGGGTTGACGCCACCGGTGCCAGCGAGCACTACGTCCTGAACGCACGGGACTAAGCCATGGCTCTCAATCGTCGGAACACGAACCCATTCGCGGCGGTTGACGCCATCCTCTACATGCTCATCGACAAGACGGTTGTCGAGCAGATTCATGTAGTGATGGTCGGCGACATGAAGCACATCCAACTGCACGGGAAGATCCTGGAAGCAGAGGGCAAGACGGTGATCGGTCCAGTTGTGGCCGGGCGGTCACTGGCAAAACTGAGTAAGCTTGAACTCCAGTATCTGTACTGGAGCTTGTCCAACGGACAGACCCCAACCGAGGATTACGCACAGTTAATCCAGGATACTTTGGGCCTTATCAACCAGATAGAACCCACCAAAGACAGCCTAATCGCGTTGCAACTGATCGTCGATAACAAGGTGCCACAGCCTCAAGGCCCTAAAGTGGCCGCCCCTGTAGTCCGACCCAAGGGAACCACGACGACCGGCATCATTTGGGCCATCTGCGACGAAGTGCTCGAGGATCTGTACGAGGGCAAGCTGCCAACCGACTGGAAGGAGTTGCGTGCAGAAGTAGCTACTCGGTGCCGTCATGAAGGCTTCGCCGAAGGCACACTCAGCGTGCAGTACAGCAAGTGGAAAAAGGCGAAATCTTCTGTTACACAAAACTCCTAGCCAACGGCGGTGGCGTTAGGTAAAATTGCAATTTCATCAACAGGAGTCGCAATGACAGACAATGCCGAACAAGCTGCCGCAGGGGCAGCTGAAGTGGACGCCGAAGCAGCTGCCGCCGCAGCCGCACCAGCCAAGGCCAAGAAGGAAAAAGAGGCAAAGCCTCCGCGTCCTTCGTTGGAAGAAGCTTACGGCGTGACCCGCCCGGCTGACCCGCTCAGCAAGACCGGTCAAGTGTGGGCGATGGCAGACAAGTTGAGCCGGGCCGCGGGCCGACCGATCGAACGCAAGGCAGTGGTGGACGCCCTCAAGGAGACCATCAACCTCGCCACGATCGCGACGCAGTACGGCAAGTGGCGCCACTTCAACGGCCTCAAGGGCGTGAAGATCGAGGTACCTGTGGATCCCGCAGTCGTCGCAGCCAAGGAAGCCGCCAAGGCTGCGAAGAAGGAAGCTGAGGCAAAGGTGAAAGCAGATGCTGCCAAGGCCAAGGCAGAAGCTGCTGCCACTGCCGCAGCTGCTGCAAAAGCCACCGCCGAGCAAAACACTGCAAGCGGGGCAACAGCCGCCGCTGCTTGATCGAACAATTCCTCCCCATTGAGGCCGCTACATGCGGCCTCTTTTTTGTCTTGACAATCTAAAAAAAGTTGGGTACAATAGGCTATGATTAACATTCAACCTATCGAGAAGATCGAAGCCGTGGGGGATCTAGATGATGGCGGACTTGACGTTCACAGCATATTTCCCACGATCCAGGGCGAGGGTCCGTATGTCGGACAACCTGCTATATTTATCCGGCTGGCAGGCTGCAACCTCCAATGCCCTCTTTGTGATACCGAATACACCGCGGGTCGCCAGCGTCTCAGTGTCCTTGGCATCTTCGATGCTGTTCAAGAACACATCCGCACGTTTTCGCCACTCATCGTTATTACTGGTGGTGAGCCGTTCCGACAGCGTAATCTACCTGCATTAGTGCGGCAACTGCTCAGCCGTGGGTTCAGCGTGCAGATCGAAACCAACGGCACCGCCTACCAACCACTGCCGTTCAACGATCCAGATCTGACCATTGTGTGCTCGCCAAAGACGGCTAAGCTTAACCGTCAAATGGAAGAGAACATCGACTATTACAAGTATATCATCAAGGATGGTGACGTAGCTTTGAAGGATGGCCTGCCTGTTCACGCACTAGATCATACCGTGTCCGTGCGTGTGGCTCGGCCTTACCGACTAATCCCGCGTAATCGGGTTTACGTGCAACCCTGTGACACACAAGACCCCGCCGAAAATGCAAAGAGCCTAAAGGCGGCAATCAAATCCTGCCGTGACTACGGATACACTCTGTGTCTCCAGACTCACAAGATCATCAACCTGCCATAGGAGCATCCATGAAGAAAGCCCTAGTCGTCCTCTCCGGAGGGCAAGACTCGACCACCTGCCTCTATTGGGCCAAGGAGCATTACGATGAAGTTCACTCCATATCTTTTGACTATGGTCAACGCCATCGAATCGAACTCGAGGCGGCGGACACAATCGCTTTCATGGCTCATGTCGAGAGCCACCGCACTGTGGACATTCGCGAAGTCCTACGCAGCTCGTCGCCGTTGACTAGCCAAGCTACCTTGGAGCAGTACGTCAACTACGAGCAGATGGACAAGGTGATCGGCGACCGGGTAGAGCTTACGTTCGTGCCCATGCGCAACACGACCTTCCTCACCGTAGCAGCGAATCACGCCGTTGCGATGGGCATCGACAATCTCGTGACCGGGATCTGTCAAGAGGACAACGCCAACTACCCAGATTGCCGAGAAAGCTTCCGCCGCCAAATGGAGATTCTGATTAACAAATCGCTAGGTTACGAAGAAGAAGAGTTCTCCATCCAGGCGCCGCTGATGTTTATGTCGAAAGCACAGTCAGTCCTGCTTGCCCTCAAACTGAAAGGCTGCTACCCTGCACTGGCTTGGTCACACACGAGTTACGATGGCAAGTACCCGCCAACCGACAATAATCACAGCAACTTGCTGCGTGCCCACGGTTTCGAGGTAGCTGGTGTCCCCGACCCACTCGTCATCCGTGCGTATGTTGAGGGTTTGATGCCCCTGCCAGTTACGCCGAACTATGAAGAGTATCGTGCGACCGCAACACTCCCACGTTACGCAAAGTGAAACCATGTACTACTCCACAAAGAACTATCCTCCCAGCTTGGGTCTCTCAGCTGTGTTTCGACAGTGGCGTGCGGATAGCCATTGTCGTCGTCTGCATGGTTATGCTCTTGGTTTTCGTTTCCGCTTCGCTGCTACATCCCTTGATGAGAATGGGTGGGTGGTTGACTTCGGCGGTCTCAAGAAGCTTAAAGAGGTACTAGTGGATCAATTTGACCACAGGGTGCTGGTGGCTCGGGACGACCCGCAGATGGAATTGCTGTTGCAACTCAGCGAGTTCGACGTTGCCAGCATCAACGTTGTCGAACGTACCGGCTGCGAAGCCTTCGCCAGCTGGATGTTTGGTGTGGCTTCGGCTATCGTCAACGATGGCCGGGTGCGTGTCATTTCCTGTGAGTGCTACGAGCACGAAGCCAACAGTGCCATCTACGAGGAGCTTCTCCCATGAGCCGTGCCGAAGAATTGATTGAAAATCAACTGCTGTTCCTGTGCCAAGAAGATCCCAACCGGGACGGTCTCCGGGACACCCCCTCGAGGGTTGTCAAGGCGTGGGAGCACTGGTGTGGCGGGTATAATGTTAACATACCGGAATTGTTAACGGAGTTCGATAATGAAGAGAAGTATGACGAGATGGTCACGGTCAAGAACATCCCCCTCTACTCGCACTGCGAGCACCATCTTGCGCCTTTCTTCGGTACAGCAACGGTCTCCTATATCCCGAATGGCAAGATTGTTGGGCTCAGTAAGATCAACCGGGTTGTCGATGCATTTGCAAGGCGTCTCCAGGTCCAAGAACGCATTACCATCCAGGTTGCGGATGCCATCATGCAACACCTTCACACTCGGGGAGTTGGAGTCATGCTTCGATGCCGACATCTTTGCATGGAATCCCGTGGCGTATGCCAGCAGGGACACCACACAATCACAACCGCGTTGCGTGGCGTGATGAAGACCGACCCAGCTGCGAGGGCAGAATTCCTAGCGGCGGCCAGAGACTGATATGCGACTTTACGCTGCCGCAGTTCACGCCTCTGGTCTGCATAAGACCGGGCAGATGTACGCTCGGCTATCGCCAAATGAAATGTGGCAGCGTAATCAGTTACAGTATCTCCTTGAAAGCTATCACTACACTCAATCACCGACAGCGACTGCTAGAATTCGCCGCGATAACGTGCGCGTATTTCTCGACTCCGGCGCCTTCTCTGCGTTTAGTAAAGGCGTTGATATTGATATCGACGCCTACATACGATACGTTAAGGAAAACGACGACATCATCGAACAGATTGACGGCATTCGATGCTTCTCAGTCTTGGATGGAATCGGAGACCCACTAAAGACGTATCAGAACCAGCTCTACATGGAAAGCAAAGGAGTGACACCGCTCCCGTGCTTCCACTACGGAGAAGATGAGCGTTACCTTGAATACTACCTCAAGCACTATGAATACATCACCATCGGAGGCATGGTCCCGATTAGCCGACCCCAGCTCTATCATTGGCTGGACCGCATCTGGGATCAATATCTGGTTGACGGCAGTGGCCGACCTCGAGTGCGTGTACACGGATTTGGTCTCACAACATTTCCGCTTGTGGAACGCTATCCTTGGTACTCCGTTGATTCGTCGTCGTGGGCGGCTATATCTCGTAACGGCGGAGTCCTGATGTACCCTGACGCCCGGGTGCTGCATGTTTCCATTCATGCATCCACCAGAAAGGAAGCAGGCAAGCACATTGACACTCTTCCTGAAATCCAGCGACTCGAGATCGAACGTCGCCTCTTGGAGCAGGGTGTTGACCTCCACCGCATCCGGCAGACGTACCTTGCTCGATGGGCTTATAACCTACATTCATTCCGCTTACTCGGAGAGCTATATACCAAAGAGCACGAGTGGCGTTTCACCAAACCTCAACCAGAGCTCTGGGATGCTTGATTCACTCCGCTTTGTCCAAGGTGCTGTGGCACGCAAGGACTTCGTAAATGCGCTAACCCACTTCGAGATCAAAGGTGGGTTCGTGAAAGGCTTCAACGGAGCTATGACTCTGTGTGCCCCCATTGACCTCGACCTCGAGGTGACGCCGAAAGCTTCGACGTTCACCCGAGCAATTCTCACCTGCAAAGATGCAATCTCCATCACACAAACCAATGCTGGAAGACTGTCGATCAAATCAGGCAAGTTCCGCGCTCTGGTGGATTGCACTGATGAGTATTTTCCAGTAACGATCCCCGAAGGGGACGAGATAGCTTTTCCCACAGGGGGTGTTCTCAAGGTTCTCAAAGCCTTGGAGCCCTTCATCGCCAAGGACGCCTCGAGGCCGTGGGCCTGTGGCATCTTGCTGATGGACCATTCGGCGTATGCTACGAACAACAGTGTACTCATCGAACACTGGCTTGGATACAAGTTCCCGATTCCGCTGAACATTCCAAAGGACGCCATCGCCGAGATGCTTCGCATCGGTGAAGAACCTTCGCGGATGCAGTGTACGGAAAACTCAGTCACTTTCTTCTACTCCAACAATCGGTGGTTGAAGACACAGCTTTACAGCATCAAGTGGCCTGACCTCGGCAAAGTCCTGAACGAGCCAACCACGCAACTCGTGCCAGTGACCGAGGGCCTGTGGGAAGCACTCGAAAGCCTGTACCCTTTTGTAGACAAGCTGCGTCGGATCTACGTCCGTGATGGCTGGCTCTCAACCGACCGTAATGATGACAACGGGGCTCTAGTAGAGCTCCCGGGACTTGTTGGATCAGGCATTTATAATGTAGACTTCCTACTGGAGTTGAAAGGTATTGCCGAGCAAATTGATTTCTTCTGGCGCGACGGCAAGGGGATCTATTTCTTCGGCGATCATGTTCGTGGAGCAATGATGGGGCAGAGGGACATATGAAATTATCGCAAGAGCCAAAAGTGGGGCAGCAAGCCTCGTTTGCAGTGCAGTTTCTCCGCAACGGCTACGCCGAAGCCGGCAAGCTGTACGGACATCTGACCTACGTCGATGATCAAAAGGTGGTCATTGAGTATTGGGATCCAGAACTGAATATGTATCTGAAGCGGGGCATTCTGCGTCCGTTCCAACCACGCCTAGGAGTAGAGATTTATGAACACTGAACACGCCAAGCTCAACCCCGGCCAAGAGCCGATGAGCGACGAACAGTGGGAGATTCACAAGAGCTGCGAAAAGTCCCAACGAGATCACAAGTGGCACTGGAAATTCGATATCCAGTTGGGCCGGACCTCCCCGACGCAAGCCATCTGTGCCCACTGCGGCATCGAACGGGAAATCCACCGTGGATGAAGAGCCGGACATCGTAGTGACCGAACTCGCCGCCTGCCTGCGCGGGGCGGTGAAGGCGATGGAGGCTCTGGATTCTCTGAAACCGAACGACCTCATCTCCACCCTCCCCGGCCTCCCCGCACTGATCGAACGCAGCAAGGCTGCACTCAAAGAGTACGACACATGAGGCCAGATTCTATCGGGTTCTTTTGGGAGGATGAGACTGTCTACGGGAAAGGCAAGAAGCACTCTGCGCGCTTAATGCCGCCTATCCCCGAGACCCGGTGGAAAGCTCCGAACTACTTCCCGGATCTATCCGGGGCGGCGTTCATGTCCATTGATACGGAGACGTATGACCCTGACCTGCTTACGCATGGACCTGGATGGGCTCGAGGTGTCGGGCACATCGTCGGCGTCTCCGTCAGCGTTCCCGGTGGCCGCTGGTACTTTCCAATGCGGCACACCATCCAACCCGAGGACAACATCGATCCTGAGCTTGTGTTACGGTGGCTCAAAGATACACTTGGGAATCCTAATCAACCAAAAATCGGGGCCAACATTCTATATGATGTTGGATGGCTAGAATATGAAGGCGTGCAAGTTAGAGGAGAGCTTGTCGATGTCCAGTATGCCGAGGCCCTTCTTGATGAAAGAGCAAAGGTTAGCCTTGAGCAACTTGGTCAGAAGTATCTACGAGAAGGAAAAGATACCAACCTACTGTATCAATGGTGCAGTGATTACTACGGTGGGATGCCAAATTCGGATCAGCGTGCCAACATTTATCGGGCTCCTCCATGTCTCGTTGGATCGTACGCAGAGTCAGACGCTGACCTCCCTATGCGACTTGCTCCTATTCTGTACGAGTTGATGCAGAGGGAGGGGCTGGTAGATCTGTTCCGCATGGAATGCCGGCTCATTCGGTTGATGATTAAGATGCGAATGGCCGGTGTCCGTGTGGACATCGCCAAGGCAGAGGAGACCCGTGACCTGCTATACAAGCGGGAACTGATTGCCCAACACGACCTCGACCAGATTGCCGGTGCCCACGTAGACATCAACGCCAATGCTACCATCGTCAAGGCGTTTGACAAGCTTGGTCTAAGCTATCCTCGAACCAAGCCATCCAAGAGTTACCCCCACGGACAGCCAAGCTTCACAAAGCAGTTTCTCGAATCCGTTGATAACCCCATTACCAACGGTATCCGAGAGATTCGCAGACTTAACAAGCTGCGGACGGTTTTCATTGAATCTTACATCCTCAAGAATCATGTCAACTCAATCGTTTACGGACAATTTCACCTGCTCCGGGGAGACAAAGATGGTACTCGATCCGGACGGTTCTCTTCATCTACCCCAAATCTACAGAACATTCCCTCCAGAGATAAGGAACTTGCTGCGATCATTAGAGGGCTGTTCATTCCAGACGAGTATCATCCGTACTGGCGAAAGTACGATTACTCTCAAATTGAATATCGTTTCCTTGCGCACTTCGCCGTTGGACTTGGAGCCGATCAGATAAGGGCACGGTATTGCAGCGACCCGCATACGGACTACCACGAGATGACACTGGACATGGTAGCTCCGATGGCCGGGTGGGACATCTCGACGGAAGAAGCTCGGCATGACTGCCGCAAGCCCATTAAAACGATTAACTTCGGTCTGATATATGGCATGGGTGCCCCCAAACTGGCCCGTAGCCTAGGGCTCTCCCCCTCGGTAGGTAAGACCCTATTCGGAAATTACCACAGAGCCGTGCCCTTCGCCAAAGCTACGATGGATTTCTTCTCCAACGAGGCAAAAAGGACAGGAATCATCACGACAATCTTGGGGCGGAAGAGCCGATTCGACCTGTGGGGACCGGCCGAGTGGGAAGCCGATTCCCCCGGCCTGCCACTGAACGCAGCTATTTTGAAGTACGGTAACGTAGGACGTGCGTACACTCATAAGGCCCTGAATAGAAAGCTGCAAGGATCTGCCGCCGACTTGATGAAGACAGCCATGGATCGGTGTGAAACAGACGGCATCTTTGATGCTACGGGAGTTCCCCGCCTGACAGTTCACGATGAGTTGGACTTTTCGGATCCGGGTGGTAGGGATGAAGCTTTCAGGGAAATGCAGCACGTGATGGAAACCTGCATGCCCCTCCGGGTGCCAATCATTGCCGGATTAGAGATCGGTTCAAATTGGGGTAACTGTCACTAAAGTTGTGGTATAATAGTATTTCCACTTTAGGAGATCCAAATGGAACCGACGAAGCGAGTTGTAATCGGAGCTAAGTACACCGGCAAGCGAGAGTTTCAATGGGACTCCCGCAGTGGCCTATACAGCGAATCGCTGCCACTGTTGAGCTACGACGAACGGTTGCTACAAGCTGTTCTGTGTGCCCCGCAGATGGTTGTTCGCCGGTCCAAAGATGACATCCGCCAGAAAGAAACATCATGTGCGACGCACTCGGCACGCCCCTCGACATTCTTGCCACCATCGCCGGGCTCCTGACAGCCATCGGCTTCTGCCTCATCATCTTCGGTGGTGGGGTCTGGATGGTCCGCAAAGCATTTTCGTTCAAAAAGGACAAATCATGAGTACGTTCGACGCCACTCACGTAGCCAAGGGCAAGCTCGTTGCTTACCTTGCTGTGCTTGACCACAACATTCAAGCATTCAAAGAAACAACAGCGGATGATGACGACGTTATTCTCGAAATCACCCCTGTTCTCCCGAGCCGGCTCCTGCCGGTTCAAATCACCGTCCGCGACTTAAGGAACATCGTCCTATGAAACGCCGCTTTTCCCACCGCCAGCAGCGTAAGGCTGCAAAGAGCCACGCTTTGAAAGCACGCATCCAGCAATGGGCCTGGATCCTCAAAAAGGAACCACATCGCTGCCATCTCACCATCGACCAGCTGATGGCTGGCAAAAACATCCCCGGAGTCCCCTCGTGAAGAAAACAGAAATCATCGTTGTCATGGACCGCTCCGGTTCCATGGAGCACATCGCCTCCGATATGGAGGGCGGTTTCAAGACGTTCATCGAAGATCAGAAGAAGATCGAGGGCGAGGCCCGCGTGACACTGGCGCAGTTCGATGACCAATACGACCTGCTGTACGCAGCCAAACCCATCGCCGAAGTGGACGGCATTTCGCTGCGCCCACGAAACAGTACCGCGCTGTTCGATGCCATCGGTTTCACCATCAACCAACAGATGGAACGCATCGATAAGGAAAAGTGGGCCGAGCTGGTTGTGGTGGTCATCATCACGGACGGTCTCGAGAACGCCAGCAGGGAGTACAACGGCACCGCCGTTCAAGCTCTTGTGAAAGCTGCCGAAGCCAAAGGCTGGGAGTTCGTATATATGGGTGCCAACCAAGACGCCATCAAGGTGGCGTCGAGCATGGGCATGAAGCAGGGCTCTGGCCGAAGCTACCAAGCTACCGGTAAGGGTACGCAAGATATGTACCAAGATGTCTCGGCGACCACGACCATCCACCGTAGCAAGTAGGCAACACTCGAGGGAATGTCCCAGAGTCCAAAAGTTATAAAATCACTTGGACTGTAAGTAAAACACCATTACAATACAGACAGGCACAGAAAATAGGCCCCGCCTAATAGTAAGTGTCTGGTTTGCAAATCATCAACTCCTTTCAAGGAATCGCATCATGAAGAAGACTCTCCTGGCTCTGGCCCTCGTCGCCGCAGCATTCTCCGCCTCCGCAGTGGATCTGGGCGTCGGCGTCGCCGGTGCCACGGGCACCTCGTCCAGCTCGGGCGGTGCCCAAGCCGGTGGCATCCAGGGCTCGGCCCTGTTCGGCGTGTCCGGCGGCCAGCAAACCGCAGCTTCGGGCGGCGCCGCGCAGAACACGACCGTGGTCAACAGCACCGGCGGCCAAACCACCAGCGCACACACCGACGCCGCACAAGCCACGCAGGTCGGCGGCTCGTTCGGTCTGGCCGGTCAAGCAGGCACCTCGGGCGCCGGCTCGACCAGCTCGGCCTCGGGCTCGTTCGGTCTGCTCAAGGGCTTCGTTTTCGTCAACCCGTAATCAACGGGCCGACGAACCGAGGGCCGCAACCCAAAAGGCTGCGGCCCTTTTTTCCATTCACTCCGTAAGGCAAAACTCATGAAAAAGACAATCACCGCTATTGCCGTGCTACTTGCTGTGGCAGGGACGGCATACGCACAACAGGATCTGTCGGCACAATCGTCCGCACAATCCGGCTCCCAAGCAGGGGCACAATCCGGCAGCGTCGCAGCGGGAAACGTGGTGGTGTTCAACCCCGGCACAGCAGGAGCGACGGCCACGGGAGCAGGTGGCATTCCGACGACCCGCGTCATCAACGAGCGGTCGGGAACGGATCGTACGGAAAGCGTGCTGTCGGGCACGACGACGAGCAACCAAAACCTCTCGGCTACTACCCGTGCGGAACAGATCCTCAGTGGCTCGACGACATCGAACGAGAACGTGCGTTACTCTGGTCAGATCGACAACCACACGAGCGGTGGGACTTACGACATCTCGACCCAAAATGTCAACTACAGCGGGACGCAGACGCTCAAAAACGTGCCTGGCATCGCGATGTCCGGCCCGGCGTCTGGCCCCTGTACCGGCGTTAGCGGCGGCATTTCGGCAGCTGGTCCCGGTTTCGGCATCGGTCTGAACGGCTCTTCTGTCATGGCAGACTGCCGACTCCGTGAGAACACTCGCGTGATCGGCATGGCAATGCAGTCGCTGGACGGCGCCGCCAACCCGCAGGAAAAGGGTGAAATCACGGTGATGTTCATGGACGCCGTGCGCAACCTCGCCGCCTACAACGACAAGATCGCCGCCGACGAAAAGCTGCCGCCGAAGAAAGCCAAGTAGCCATGACGTTCAAAGCCAAGCTCGTCTTGGCTGCGGCAGTGTGGGGAGCCTTCGGGTTCCTTGTCAACGCCAAAGCCCA